CACTTTCCTAAGGTCAAAAGACAACTAGATAAGGTTGTCAGCTCTTTGATAGGTACAATAAAGAAAGTTGGAGCCAGACAAGCTCAGACAAGACTAAGGACACAGCTTTGGAATGATGAGCTCTATAAACCAATAGAGGCCATCTACAAGCAAGTAGGTCTCTACCATGCCAACCAGATGTATAAGCTAATCCGTAGGGAAGCTAACCAGAAAGGGATAGGCAGAGATGAGCAGTGGACTAGGTTTATCATGGATGAGCTAGAAAGGACCTTGCTCCAGTTTGCGGTAGTCAAGACCTCAGAGACACTTAGAAACCATTTACTACTCGTTTTACAGAATGCTATCATAAAAGAGCAAACCGTAGATGAGATAGTAAAGATTCTACAAGACTCAGGGTTTACAGCCATGCAAGCCGAAAGGATTGTGAGAACGGAGGTAGGTCGGGCAGCCAACACTGGGATAAAGGCAGCAGCCGAGTCTTTTGACTACGCAATGGTCAAAGAGTGGATTGCCTTTAGAGATTCAAGGACCAGAGGTTTTAAGCCAGAGCAACCCAAAGACCACTTTCACATGGATGGTCAGGTGGTTGACTTTTATGACAACTTTGTCGATCCTAGAAGCGGAGAGAATATAGAATATCCTCTAGCTCCGGGTGGCTCAGCAGCGATGGTCATAAATTGCAGATGCTCTTATATTGTTGTACCTAAAAGAGATAGTAGAGGCAGACTAATAAACAGGGGAGGTGCTTGATCGACTACGGTCAATACTGCGGAATAATGAAACAATAACCAGGGTCAACCCTCCCAAAATATTGAATATGAAAAGATACTTTGAACAAAAGACAGTAAGCAACTCAGTGCAGGATGTTAGCACTACCACCAGAAAGGTAAAGGTAGCTATCAGCCAGATGGGCAGTAAGGACTTTGACAATGATGTCATTGACCACAATGCCTACACTAAGACATTAACAGAAAGAGGTCCTAAGGGTGCTAATCTTATTTGGCATTTAACAGACCACAATCCGAGTCTAAAGTCAGCCATTGGCAAGTTCTCTGAGCTGTATGTAGAAAAGGACTATCTGGTAGGAATTACCGATGTGCCTAACACTACATGGGGCAACGATGTCCTAGAGTTCTACAAGTCTGGTCATATTAACCAACACTCAGTTGGCTTTAGAACTATCAAGCAAGAGAACCAGAAAAGTGTAGAGGGTGAGTACAACCTTATCAAAGAGATTCTCCTTTTTGAAGGTTCTGCTGTACTCTGGGGTGCTAATATCAACACACCTACAATCGAAGTAGGTAAGTCAACCGAGGAGGTTATTAGCCAGCATGAGAAACTGTCTAAAGAGCTGAGTATGCTCTTAAAGTCATTGAAAGATGGCCGCTTCTCTGATGAGGCTTTTGAGTTTATCGAAATCAGAGTAGCACAAATAAACGAGGCAATTAAATCCCTTATATCTATTGAATCCACTCCTAAAGTAGAGCAACCCGCAGAAGCAGTTGTAGAAACCAAGGAGCCGGAGATTGACTTAAGTGGACTTAAGCATAATTTGAATAATCTATTAACTAAATTAAATTCCTAACAATGGATGAATTGAAAAGCATCGAGACTGCGGTAAAATCAGCTACCGAGTCAGTAGAAAAGATGAAGGCTGCCAATGAGGCTGCCATTGCTGATGTTAAAAACGAAGTAGCTGAAGTAAAGGCTGCTGTTGTTACTATGGATGAGGCTTCTAAGAAGAACCAAGCTGCTCTTGACCAACTGATCGCTGAGAAGTCAGCTAAGAAAGTTGACAACAAGAACAAGTCTTTCGGTGAGGCTTACAACGAGGCTATCGCTGAGGCTTTCGAGTCTAAGCAAGCTGAGATCAAGCATTTCCAAAAGGACAAGAATGCTAAGCTCGTAATCGACCTTAAGACTGTTGGTACAATGACTACTACTGCTAGCTTGACTGGCGATGGTGTTGCTACTTACAATCAGCGTCAAGGTTTGGTTCCTGCTCAGAAGATCAACTTCCGCGACTTGGTTCCTACTGCTGTATCTCCTACCGGACTTTATGTAACCTATCGTGAGACTGGTTCTGAAGGTTCTATCGAGAAGCAAACAGAAGGAAATCCTAAGAGCCAGATCGACTACGACCTGACTGAGGTAAAAGTAGTATCTGACTACATCGCTGGTTTTGCTCGTTTCTCAAAGCAGATGATGTTCCAACTGCCTTTCTTGCAGAACACTTTGCAGCGTATGTTGCTCCGTGACTTCTACAAAAAAGAGAACAGCACTTTCTTTGCTGCTGTTAGCCAAGGTGCTACTGGTTCTACTACTACCTCTGCAACTGTTGACGTAGAGCAACTGGTTGACTGGATTGCTAACCAACTGGCTGCTGACTTCGATGCTTCATTTGCTCTGGTATCTTACCAGCAGTGGGCTCGCTTGCTCAAAACTAAGCCTATGGACTACTCTGTACCTGGTGGTGTTGTTATCGACCCCGCTGGTAACGTGCGTATCGCTGGAGTGCCTGTAATCGGTGCCTCTTGGGTTACTGATGACAAGTGTCTGATCATCGACTCTAACTATGTAGAGCGTGTTGAGACTGAAGGTCTGCGTGTTGAGTTCTCTTATGAGGATAGCGACAACTTCCAAAGAAACCTTGTAACTGCTCGTGTTGAGTGCTTTGAGGACATCAACCTCCTCCGCACAGATGCGATCATCTACGGTGATTTTGGAAATATCTAAAATAGGTGCTGTGGTTTGATGTGGTGGGGCCGGTTTCGGCTGGCCCCTTTTTTTAATAAATCTCTATGCTGTACAACTTACTTATCGACTGGGATGACCAAACCAATGAATCTGGCATCAATGAGCCTTTAACTGTCGAGGAGGTTAAAAACTATCTCAGACTAGAAGGGTTTATCGATCAGTCAGATAGCATACCATCCGACTTTAACGATGATGATGCTATTATAGAAACATTGATTCGGTCTGCTAGAGAGAGGATTGAGGAGTTTACTGGCCTGAGCTTAATCCCTAAAATATGGGAGATTGAATTCACTAACTTGGCTGGTGGCTTTGAGATTCCGTTTGGTCCAGTTACTACCATCATTAACGTAAAAGATGATGAGGGGGATAGTATTAGTACAGATGACTTTGAGGTGTCCTTAAATGGCAGAATCCTAAAATGGCCTAAGTATGAAAATATGACCATGCTTTACGAGGCTGGTTATGTTAGCTTACCTAAAGGCTTAAAGGATGCCATGTACAAAGAGGTCGCTTACAGGTATATCAATAGAGGGGATGAGAATGTCGATGGCATGAGCCGCGAGGCCATGAATCTGGCAAGTAGATATAAAACTACAAACTGGTTAGGATGATAGGTAACCTTAAGCCCATAAAGCTGTTGAAATATACCCAGACCATTGACTCTAATGGGGATGCTACTGAAACGGTAGCAACAACCTATAAGATGTGGGCTGAGGTAGAGGATGGCGGTGGGTCTAGGAGTCAAGGGGATGGTAGAACAGAGATGTCAGATACTAAGACCTTTAGGATTCCTTTTAGGGGTTACAATATCACACCTGACTACCGAATAGAGTACTTTGGACAGACCTACTCAATAGGTAGTGTCCGTAGGATTGATGAAAAACGATTTAACTGGGAGATAACTGGATTAGCAATATTTGAGCTTGATTAAGGTAACAACCATAGGATTTGACAAATTATCTGGTCGATTAAATTCGGCTAGTAAAGCCATGAAAGATGAGGTACAAGCCGAAGTCGAGGCTAGTGCTATGGAGTTTGTTGCTTTAGCTAAAAGAGACTTAGCTGGTCAAGGTGGAGACAGAGGTACATTGCTTAGGTCTATATCTTACAAAAGAGAAACACCATACAGCTATATGGTATCTGCTAATGCCTCTTATGCTCCTTATATTGAGTTTGGTACAAAGAGAAAGTTTAAGCCTTACCCCGGTACTGAGGAGTACGCTGCTCAGTTCAAAGGGGGCGAGAAAAAAGGCGATTGGATTGAGATGCTTATGTCTATTTACTCTTGGGTAAAACGCAAGGGAATAGGGGTAACATACAATGTAAAGACTAAAAGAAAGAACAGACAAACTAAAGACCAACGATTGAGCATTGCTTTTGCAATTACAATGAGTATTCTAAAGAATGGTATCAGTCCAAAGCCATTTTTTTACAAGCAGATACCTATTGTGCAAAAATCACTAACACAACGTATAAACCGCATACTAAGTGGCATTTAAGACTGCACTATACGACCTAAAGACAGAATGGTACAAAGCCCTCGATGGGGTTATCTCTGTGCCAGTCTATAAGGATGCAGTGCCTCTTAATCAGAATGGCAACTATGTACTTATCAGGTCAGAGGGTAGTACCCAGACAGACCTCAACAACTCTGCATTTTTTCAATCTGCTGTTATTGTAGTGGATATATTAACAAAATTCGCTACTTTAGGAAACAGTAAGATTGCTTACGATATAGCCCAAGAGATCTACGATGAGATAATACTCAGTCCTAACTCTTTTGGCATAACCATACCAGACCACCAGATTACACAGATAACGATTCAATCAGAGACCGAGCTTTACGAAGATGATGGCTCTGAGAAACTATTTAGGCTTTTACTTAGATACGAGCATATTCTTAATCAAAATTAAATAAAAACAAATGGCAGATGCTACAACAATCTCCGGCAGTGTGATGTTTATCGAATACTCAGACACGCCGAGTAGTGCAAGAAAGTCGGCTGTGTGTCAGAGTGAGGGATCATTCGATGGCAGCCGCAACGTAGTTAGTGATGAGACTAACTGTGGAACTTTGAAAGTATTAGGACCTCA